TGATGAAAAGCTTGAAGTTAAACAGGCCTTATGCAAATGCGGTAAATACATGAAAGCAAAGCCAGTTGATGGTATGCCGAGTTTAATAAGAACAGAGGAAACGTTAAAAAAGAATTGATGGGAAAGGGCCGCAAGAAAATACCAACAAATCTAAAGGCAATGCAGGGAACAACTGAAAAGAGCAGGGAGGTTGCCAATGAAATGCAAGTTGATTTGTGTTTGTCTATTCCTGATGTTCCTGATTTATTGAGTGAAATTGGAAAGGGTGAATGGCTAAAGGTTACAAGACAATTGTTTAATTTAAACATGTTACATTCTGTTGATCTAAGATTGGTTGAGGCATATTGCAATGAGATTGCATTGTATATTGAATGCGAAATTGAGTTAAGAAAAAATGGGCGTATTGATAATTTTATGAATACAAATGGGGAGTTGGTTAGAAGTCAAGCAAAGCCATTTATTAAAATTAAAAATGATGCGTTAAATAATGCAATGAAATTAGCTACACAATTTGGATTAACGCCAGTTGCAAGAGCATCAATATCAGCCCCAACAGTAAACAACAATACACAGATAAATAATTATTTTGACTAAATATTTTTATGATAAACAAGCAGCCGAAAAAGCAATAAGTTTTATTGAAAGATTTATAACGCATACAAAAGGAGAGTTGAGTGGCAAACCTTTATTGCTGGAGAATTGGCAAAAAGAAATTGTTGGAAACATATTTGGATGGAAAGACAAAAAAACAAACCTAAGAAAATACAGAACAGTATTTATTGAGGTTCCAAGAAAGAATGGAAAAACAACATTGTGTGCAGCCATAGGAATTTACATGTTGTTTGCTGATTCGGAAAGAGGTGCAGAAATATATGCAGCGGCAGGGGACAGAAACCAGGCAGGGATAGTATTTGAAATTGCAAAGGGGATGATATTACAAAGCCCAGAATTAAGCAGCAGAGGGAAAGTGTTTAGGAACAGCATAACAAATGAAAGTAAGGGTAATTTTTTCCAAGCCATTTCATCAGATAGTAAAACAAAACATGGGTTTAATGCAAATTGTATATTATTTGATGAGTTGCATACACAACCAAACAGAGATTTATGGGATACATTAACAACATCAACAGGGGCCAGGCGCGAACCATTAACCATAGCAATCACAACAGCAGGATATGATAGGCAATCAATATGCTTTGAGGTCTACTCATATGCTAAAAAAGTAAGGGATGGAGTTATTGAAGATGATAGTTTTTACCCAGTAATTTATGAAGCTGATGTGGATGATGATATTACAAGTGAGGAGGTTTGGAAAAAAGCAAACCCAAATTATGGCGTATCATTGAGAAAAGATTACATGCAAAGGGAATCAAAAAGGGCGGTTGATTTACCATCTTATCAAAATACTTTTAAAAGATTAATGTTAAACATATGGACAGAAAGCCAAACAAAATGGATTGGGCATGATGAATGGATGGAGTGTTACCAGGATTTTGATTACTCAACATTGGATGGGATGGAATGTTGGGGCGGTTTAGATTTAGCATCAACAAGAGATATTAGCGCATTTGTTTTATTATTTAATGTGGATGGAAAGTTTATTGTGCAGCCGCATATATTTATCCCAAAAGAAAATGCAAAGAAAAGAAGTGATAGGGATGGAGTAAATTATTTAGAGTGGATAAGAGATGGGCATATTTATGGAACAGAGGGGGATGTTCAAGATTACAATTTTATTAGAGCAAAGATAAATGAGTTAAGTAAAAAATATCGTATTCAAAGTATTGCATATGATCGTTGGGGGGCCAGTCAAATTGTAATTGACCTGCAAAATGATGGGGCAAAAATGGATCCATTTGGGCAGGGATTTGTCAGTATGTCAATGCCAACAAAAGCATTAGAGATTGAAATAATTGCAAAGAATATAATCCACAATAACAATCCAGCAATGAATTGGATGCTTTCAAATGTGGCATTGCAGGAAGATCCAGCAGGAAATATTAAGGTTGCAAAAAATAAAAGTAAAGAAAAGGTGGATGGAATTGTTGCATTAATAATGGCATTGGGTGAGCATTATAGTGAGGATGATGGAACAAGTGTTTATGATAAAAGAGATTTATTAATTTTATAATATGAATTTTAAAATAATAGCGTTACTTAATCCAGATGGATTTGATGAAAGATTTTGGCATGAGGCAGCTGAAACAAAAACATATAAGGAGGCATATGAAAAAGTAGAAAAAGAATATTTGGAACATTTTAAAAAACGCAAATACTCAGATTATAATTCTTACAGGAATTGCAGAGATAGGAGGTTAAAAAAAGCAACTATGTTGCACAATAGAAATAAAAGATAATCGTATAATTGCGGAAATTCTTATAAGATTTGGGCATATTTAACACACTTAGAAATGTTTTTGTTACTCAAAAAGTAAACAAAAGCGAACAAAGAAGCATCAATTTTACTACACCATTTGGAACAGGCGTAAATGTTACACCAGCAACAGCTTTAACATTTACAGCAGTTTGGAGTGCAATAAGATTACTGAGTGAATCAGTATCAGCATTGCCAATATCCATCTACACTAAACAAGATAATGGGGATAAGGTCGAGGATTCAGCATCACCAATTTACACATTATTAAAATACAAACCGAATCCATACCAAAATAAAATAACTTTTTTGGAATTGCAAATGATGAACCTTTGCGTTAATGGTAATTCTTATGTATATATTGAGAGGGATAATTTAGCCAGGCCCATTAATTTATTTCCTTTAAATTATGAAAAGGTTACAATAAAAAAACAAGATAATAGATTATTTTATGAAGATGGAGATACTGGAAACATTTATGATGCTGATGATATTTTACATTTTACAGGAATCACAAATGATGGAATTACAGGATTAAGCCCAATTGATCAATGTGCAAAGGCAATTGGTTGGGGCCAAGCTATTGAGGAGTATGGAAATACATTTTTTAAAAATGGTGCAAAGTTAAGCGGAACATTAACAACTGATAGGGCGTTAAGTGAAACAGCAATTGATAGACTGAGAAATTCATTTAACAATACTTACTCTCAGTTGAGTGGGGCAAATCAAACTGCAATTTTAGAGGAGGGGCTTACTTTTAAACCAGTATCAATATCACCAGAACAAGCACAATTTTTGGCAAGTAGAGTTTTTTCAATTGCTGAAATAGGGAGAATATTCCGAGTGGCACCGCATTTACTTTATGATTTGAGCAAATCAAGTTTTAACAATATTGAAATGCAATCACAGGAATTTGTTACTTATTCATTAATGCCATATTTAACAAGAATTGAAAATGAGATGAATTTAAAATTATTTAGAACAAAGGATATTGGCAAAACATTTGTTGAGTTTAATGTTAATGGCTTATTAAGAGGAGATGTTAAGTCAAGAACAGAGGCATATAAAACAGCAATCACAAATGGATATATGAGCATAAATGAAGTAAGACAAAAAGAAAATTTAAACAGCATTGCAGGAGGTGATAAATATTTCATGCAACTAAACATGACAACAATAGAAAAGATTGGAGAGGAGAAAGATGGAGAAGAAAATTAATATTTGGGAAAAAAAATATAACAATAGTATGGAAAAAAGAATATTTAATATAGAATCAAGAGTTGAGCAGAATGATGATGGTAAGGATGTTGTAATTGGTCATGCATCAGTTTATGATTCAAAGAGTGAATTTATGGGGTTTTATGAATACATAGCACCTGGAGCATTCACAAATGAGTTGATAAAAAATTCAGATGTAAGGGCGTTAATTAACCATGATCCAAATCTTGTTTTAGCAAGAAGTAAATTTGGAGAGGGAACATTGAAACTATCAACTGATGAAAAAGGATTGGCATTTGAATACGAATTGCCAGAAACATCTTATGGAAAAGATTTAGGAATAAATTTAAAGAATGGAAATATAACACAAAGTTCTTTTGCATTTACAATCCCTAAAGATGGTGATGAGTGGAGTACAGATGATGATGGAAATGATATAAGAACAATCAATGAGATTGATAAATTATATGATATTTCCAGCGTTACATATCCAGCTTATTCCCAAGCCGAATCAGATTTAATAGTTGCACAAAGAGGATTGGCGGTATATAAAGAAAAAATACAAAACGAGCAGGAGGAAAAGGATTTGGTTAGCCGTTCATTGGCAAAGCTAAAAATAGAGTTACAAAAAAGAAAATAATAATTAATAAAAAAAAGAACATGAAAAATTCAATTGAGTTGATGGAGTTGCGTTCTGAAGTTATTGGCAAATTAGAAACTATTAAGTTAGTTGCTGAAACTGAGGAAAGAGATTTATCAACAGAGGAAAATGAGCAGATGGATAATTTGCTTAAAGAATGTGATGTTTTAGATACCAAAATAACGAGAGCAGAAAGAGTGGAGAAAGAAATTCGCATTGCTGCATCAGTTACAGGTACTAAAGTATCAGATGTTAATACTGAAAAAACAACAAGAAATTGGAGTTTATTCAAAGCTATTAACGAGGTAAGAAAAGGAAACTTAACTGGTATTGAGGCAGAAATGCACCAAGAAGCAGAAAGAGAAAACAGAGGTCAAATTGAGGGCATTGGAATGCCATCTTTTATGATGGAAAAAAGAGCATATGTTGACCAAGCTACATCTTTAATTGCTCCATCTGTTACAACTGCTTTTGCTGATGCATTGGTTGCGGGTGGTTTATATAATAAAGTAGGTATTTCTGATTTAGGAAATATGGCTGCTGATACTATTGTTCCAATAACAGGAGCAAATGCTGTTGCATGGGCTGGAGAAAATGCTGCTGGTACAGATACAAGTGCCGATTTTGGTAAAGTAACATTAACACCTAACAGAATAAATGGTTATTCAAATGTGTCAAATGTGATAATTGCACAAAATGGAGGCGGTGCTGAAGCTGCTATCATGGCTGATATGGGTAGACAAGTTGCTGCAAAGATTGATGCTAATATGTGGGCATCTTCTTCTGCTGGGGCTGGGCCTGGGGCTATTGCTGCAACTTCTGGAGTTTTAGAATTTACTGAAGCTGCATCTGCTGATACTGCTGGGGATATGTTAGAGGCAATTCAAACATTAGCTGATGACCATGGTTTAGATGGAAACTTAGGATTTGTAAATTCATTTGTTGGTTATTCTGCAATTAAGGCGGCTGCTCAAGTGGCATCTACTTCTGCATTATACCAAGATGATAAATTAGCAGGTTACAATGGATACTTCTCATCTGCACCTGATGGAACAGCTGGAACATCATTTGATGGTTTATTCGGAGATTTTAGCAGAATTTTCTTCTGCAGCTTTGGGCCAACTTCTATTTTGGTGGACCCATATACTGCGGCAACTGAAAATGCTACGAGATTAGTATTAAACCAACATTATGACTGGGGATTAGCAAGTGGAGCATCATTTGTTAAATACACATCATTAGTTTAGTAGTTTAAATTATTAATAATAAAGGGGTGGTGGAATTACTGCCATCCCTTTTTTTAAATTAAAATATGAGGGCTTACAAAGTAATAACAGAAGCAACAACAAACATATTAACAACAGCCGAGGTTAAAACACATTTAAAGGTGGATACAACTGCTGATGATACTTATATTGATACTTTAATTGTAGCGGCAACAAAGAGTTGTGAGGAGTACACAAATAGATTTTTTATTACTACTGAGATAACACAATATGGAGATAAATGGAGGGATGTTGCAGAATTATATAAAAGCCCAGTACAAACAACATTATTCAATGTTAAATATTGGCCCCCAACTGGAACATTGCAAACATTATTAACCACAAAATACACATTAGATAATGTATCAAAACCTGCAAGATTAGTACCATCACCAAATGAAAGTTGGCCAGACATTATTGATGGTTTAAATGCTATTGAAATAAATTACAAAGTTGGGGTTGATAGTGCAGATGATGTTGATGGTGCAATTAAACAGGCGGTTTTATTAACCATTGGGCATTGGTATCAGAACAGAGAAACAGTTGTTATTGGTAGAATAGCAACAGAAGTTCCAATTAGTGCAAAATACTTATTAGATCAATATAAGATTCAGGTATGCAGATAGGCAGTTTAGATAGGAGGATTGTAATTGAGGAACCATCAACATCACCAGATGATTTTGGGGAGTTGATTATAACATGGAGTACATACAAAACATTATGGGCCAATATTAATTGGAAAGGAGGAAATGAAAAGGAGGAGTTGCAAAGAATAACAGCAACAAGCAAAGTTGTTTTCACAATAAGAAATTTGGACATTGCAGTAACGGAAATGATGAGAGTTAGTTATGATAGTAAATATTACTATATTAAAGTAATAAATGAAATTGATGGGCGTGATGCATTTTTGGAATTAGAAACAGAACAAAAAGATTAAATGGCAGGAAATAAAATTACTGTTGAGATAGATAGAAATAATTTAAGGGATATTGAATTAATGTTTAAGCAATTGCCAAAACAAGTTGATCAAAATAAAATATGGGTAAAGTTTTGGCGAGAAACTTCAAAGCCATTAGTAAAAGAGGCAAGAAATAATGCAAATGCATTAGGAGGAACAGGACAATTAGCAAAGAGTGTTGGGTTTTTTACAACTAAAGCGAGTAGAAAATACAATGGAGGATATGTTGGCCCAAAAGTAAGGGGTGCATTTAAGAGTAAGGAAAAGAGTGGATATTATGGTGCATGGGTTGAGTACGGAGGAGAGGTTAATTTTGGAGGCAAAGGAACAGGGAGTAATCAACCATGGATGGAGAATGCATTTAATGCTAAAAAAAATATAGTGTTGGCAAATGGGATGAAAGATGCAGAGAAGATATTTGGCAGAGCATTAAAAACACATGAAAGGCGTTTAAAAAAATATGGAACATTAGGATATTAAAATGGATTCAGGGAAAGTAATATACAACCTATTAACGGGTGATACTGAGATTGCTGATTTGGTGGATAAACGAATATTTCCAAATGTTGCCAAAAATACAACAGAATTTCCATTTATTGTTTATGATGTAGATGGAGAAAGCCCAACAGATGAAAAGGATGGCGTTTCAACATTGGATACTGATAGCGTGATGGTGAGTTGTTATTGCAAAACCTATGCTCAAGCATCAGATTTGGCAAGAAAAATAAGAACAGCATTGGATAGAATAAGCGGAACATATAGCGGAGTAGTGGTGCAGTCGATAAAATACAATGGATACAATGATTTGTTTGATGAGAATGTAAGTGATGAGGGGGTTTATCGTAAAGCATTAGATTTTGATTTAAGGATAATTAATACATAAAAAATGAGATACGAATTAATAAAAGATTGGCCCAGTAAAAGGCATGGAAAAACAATTAGAAAAGGAGCATTTGTTATTATAACAATTGAAGATGAATTACAAGAGTTGATTGAGTTGGAATGCATTGTAAAACCTAAAAAAAAGAAAGTAAAAAAAGAAACAGAAAAAAAAGAAGATAAAAAAGAAAATTAATTAATAAAAATAAAAGAAAATGGCAATATTAAATGGAACAGATATTAAGGTTTATGATAGCGGAACTGGTATCTTAGTTGCTTATGCTCAAAATGGTTCATTAAATTTGAATCTGGGTTTAAGAGAAATAACAAATAAAGAAAGTAGTGGATGGAAAGAATCATTAGAGGGATTGAGAGATTTTTCAGTTGATTTGGATGGTGCATATGCATGGACTGATGCAGCTGGTTCAGTATTAACAAATGGGGCTGATGATGTGGCGTTAGCAAATATAATAACAGCTCGAACAGCATTAACAATTAAATTTGGAAATGTTGCAGCAGCAACAGGAGATACAGTTTATAGTGGTTCTGTATATTTAACATCATTCTCAGTATCAGCAGGAACAGAAGATACAGCAACTTATTCAATGAGTTTTGAGGGTACAGGCGCATTAACGCAAACAGTATCTTAATAACAACTTTGGGGCGCAGGGGGATGATCTTGTTTAGTTTGTTTCATCCCTTTGCAAACCTACTTAAAACAAACAAAGATGAAATATACATTTGTAAAAATTAATGAAAAAAAATATCCAGTTAAATTTGGATTTAATGCATTGAGAAAATACAGCGCATTAACAAATACAAGTTTGCAGGAATTAGATAAGTTAGGGCAAGATATGAGTTTAGATAGTGCTTTAACTTTAATTTTTTGCGGCATTGAGGATGGTTACAGAGCAGCAAAACAACAATGCGAAATAACAATTGATTCCTTAGCAGATTTAATTGATGAGGATTTTGATGCAATAGGGCGGTGCATGGAAGTATTAGCCGAACAAATGGGGGGATCAACTGGAAAAAAGCAAAAGGCCAACAAGAAGTAAAAAAGTATCTTAGTTGGCAAGAGTTGGAAAGCATAGCATTTGGGCAAGTTGGAATGAGTGTTGATGATTTTTATGATATGTTGCCCAAACATTTTTGGAATAAGTTGGATGGTTTTCATGAGTTGGAAAACATGAGGCAACAACAGGAATGGGAAAGAGTAAGGTGGCAAACAACATTATTATTAAACATTCAATTGCCGAAAAACAAAACAATAAAACCAAAGGATTTGGTTGAATTTGATTGGGATAAAAAAACAAGTGAAGTTGATTTTGAAAAATTAAAAGCAAAAGCGGAATACATTAAAAAGATGGAGGAACATGGCAAATAAAGCGGTTGGATTTTTAACATTTAATTTTGGTGCTAACTTAGGCGGCTTTAATAGGGCAATGAAAAAAGCCCAAATGAAAGTGAAAGGTTTTGGGAGGTCAATGAAAAATGTTGGGCGTTCAATGACAACTGGCTTAACAATGCCAATTATTGGGCTGGGAGCAATTGCAATAAAAACATTTGCAAACTTTGAACAAGCCATGCTGAAAGTAAAAGCAGTAAGTGGGGCAACTGCATCAGAGTTCAAATCATTAGAGGCAAATGCAAAGAGGTTAGGTTCATCAACAATGTTTACTGCATCCCAAGTTGCAGAACTTCAGTTGGAATTGTCCAAATTAGGATTAACACCTGATGAAATAAACAAATCAACTGATTCAATATTAAGTTTAGCACAAGCAACAGGCCATGATTTAGCAGAAAGCGCAACAATAGTTGCATCCACAATGAATAGTTTTGGAATGGAGGCAAGTGAATCGGCAAAAGTTGCAGATATGTTTGCAGTTGCAAGTTCAAGCGCGGCCATTGACATGGAAAAACTAAGCACAGCAATGCCAACAGTTGGGGCAACTGCAAATGCGGTGGGGATTCCATTAGGGGGTTTAACATCCATGATGATGACATTAGCAGATAGTGGTATGGAGGCATCAACAATGGGTACTCATTTAAGAAAAATATTTGTTGAATTAGCAACTAAGGGCATAAGTTTTGAGGATGCCATGAGCCAAATAAATAATTCAACCGACAAAGTAACAACAGCAACAGGATTATTTGGGAAAAGAGCATTTGCAGCTGGATTAATATTAGCATCTAACACTTCAAAAACAGCTGATTATTCAAACCAATTAGACAAATCAGCAGGGAAGTCTAAGGAGATGGCCGACATTATGGATAGTGGAGCGGCAGGAGCAATGAGGCGTTTAGCATCCCAAGCAGAGGGGGTTGCAATTAGTTTGGGGGAAATGTTAATCCCATTATTTTCTAAATTAATGGGCTGGATTCAGAAAGGTTTAGGATGGTGGAGTGGATTGGATAGTGAAATGAAAAACAATATTGTTACAATCGGATTAATTGTTGCGGCAATTGGCCCAGTTTTATCAATTTTAGGGGCATTAACAACAGCATTTGCAGCAATCCTAAGTCCAGTTGGATTAGTAGTTGCAGCAGTTGTTGCAGGAGGTTATTTGATTTATAAGAATTGGGAGCCGATTAAAAAAACATTGGTTGATGTTGTAAATTATTTTATTGATTTATATAATGAATCAATGATATTTAGAGGGGCAATACAATTAGTAATATTGGTATTTAAAAATTTATGGGCAGAGGCAAAATTTGTTTTTAATTCAATGAAAGGCATAGTTTCTGTATTAATAGATTCATGGATTGGCCAATTTAAAGCGGTTGCAAAAGTAATAAAAGCAGCATTAAAATTAGATCTAAAAGGTGTAAAAGAGGGGGCCAAAGATTATGTAAAAGCAACAGCAGATGGGATTGATGCGAATGTTAAAATATTAAAAGAACAAGCAACAATATTAGGAGAGGAAATTGCAGAGAATACAAAAACAGCAATTGAAAACACATTATCAAGAGATAAGGTTGAATTTATTACTGAGGATGACATACAGGGGGCGGTTGATAGTGCAGCTGATATTGCTACTGGTATATATGACAAAATTAAAGGAGTATTTGCTGTTGGAAGTGGTGGAGGCGGTGGAGCAGCAACAACAACAGGAGGAGGAGATGATGCAGTTGTTGGGCATTTTGAAGTTGATGAAACATATGCAGAATTTTTAGTTAGAACAAATGGAGAGTTGGAAAAAACAAAATCATTGTTAGAAGTTTTGGCAATTAATTTTGGATTAACAAAAGAGGCAATGATTGGATTTGCCGAGCAGATGGGGAGCGGATTGGCCCAGGGTGCAGAGGATTTTAAGTCATATGGAGAGGTTGTTAAGAATCAAATAAAAGATACAATTGGAGCATTAATAGCACAGGGAGTTGCTGCTGCTGTTTCAAGAGCAATGGCAAATCCTGCATTTGCTGTTGCCCCATGGTTGATTCCAATTTTTGCAGGATTGGCAGGAGGATTAGCAAAAACAGCATTTAGTAGTTTAATTCCAAGTTTTGCAGATGGTGGAATTGTAAGCGGCCCAACAGTTGGATTAATGGGAGAATATTCAGGGGCAGGGAGTGGGAATCCAGAAGTTATTGCACCATTAAATAAATTAAAAAACATGATGGCAAGTGGCCAACAGAATGTGGTGGTTGAGGGCCGCATAAGTGGGAATGATATTTGGCTAAGTAATAGCAAAACAACAGGACAAAGATTAAGAGGAGTTTAAATGGCATTTACAAAAAGATTTTTTGCAGATTATAAGAGTTATAATGATACTGATTATCATTTGGAAATTTGGATTGATGGCAATACAACAACAGCATCAGAAATAATACTGGGGGCAGGTGGCCCAGTTATTTCATATGATACTGATGATGAGGGGCGTTTTAATACAATTTTAAGTTCACAAATGCAAGTTCCAATAGTTTGTGAAGATGCAGCGGTTGAAACATTTTTAACTGATTTAAGGGATACATACCAAGAGCAACAGGTTTATGTACATTTATATCAATCAACATCAGCAAATGAGGATCCATTATGGAGTGGATTTGTTTTAATGGATTTAAGTAGCAAAGAGGATGTTGATAAACCTTATGTTGCAACAATAACAGCAACAGATGGATTGTCATTATTAAAAGATAGAGATTGGGTTGGTTCTGGAGCAGCAAAACCTTATGATGCAAATGATATGTATTGGGGGCCAGGCCGCTTTACTTATTGGATTGCTCAGGCGTTACAAAAAACAGGAATAGGAGGAGCATCTACTGGTGCATATGCTGATGCAGAATTTAGAACATCTGTAAATTGGTATAATTCAGGCCACTCAGCACCAGCACAATCAAATGATCCATTGTATAATACAAAAGGATTAATGAGTTGGACCCATGAGGAAGATGACAATGATAATTTTACAGTCATGAATACTTATGATGTTCTAAAAGAAATGTTAAAAACATGGGGTTGCAGGATTACATATTGGAAACATATATTTTGGATTGTTCAGATACCAGAATACATAACAACAGATAGCGGATCATATGCAAATCCTGATAATATTAATACAAGAATTTACTCATTAACTGGTGGAGTTTTAGGAGATAGAGCATATTTGGGGGGTACTGGTCAAACAAGATACCAATTAGTAACAGGAGGAACAGCCGCAAATCCTGGATTGCAAAAATTATCAGGATCAAAATATGATTATTTCCCAGTTACAAAATCAGCAACAGCAAATTATTTGGCGTTTGGAGATATGAATTATTATGGAGGATTCCCAACTGCTGAAGATTCTGGAGTTATACAACAAACATTAAATGATGTTGCTCAAACAAATGGTTTGTATTTAGAATTTCCATTAATATTTCAACAAGATAGAACAGGAATAACAGGATATGACAATTATGATATTAGGATTCGTTTTGATGTTATGGCAGCAAATACATCAACAGGAGGAACAACAATAAAATATTTAAAACAGAACAGCCCAACATCTTATTCATGGGTTGCATCAGCACCACAATTGATTGATAAACCATGGCTTATGGCTTATGGGATAAACAGCCCAAATGCTATCCAAGTAAATTCTGTTTTTCCAGCTGGGAGCGCAAGTGCAGTAATTCCAGCTGATGCATCATTTACTGGGCCATTTACTTTTACTTTAAAGATTGGTTTTTTTACCGCCTCAACATATCCTACCGCGGTAACAGTTTGGGATAATTTAAATAATACTTATACATATGAATTGAGTGATACAGGAATAAGTTGGGAAAATGTACCAAATCCCCTTTATACGGGGGGGGTGGTTGTTGTAACATCTCAAACAGGAATATGGGGATGGTTGAATGGGCAATGGGCAGCATCAGCAGCTCAGAGGCCCCTTATTGGTTCACTACTATCTTTAAATGCAACAGGAGGGGTTTCATTTAATTCAGCATTAATTGAAACAGTTACAGATGAGGATTCAACACAAAGAGAAAATTTTGGAGATATGTTATGGGGGGATTCCCCAGTTGCAACATCTCCATCTGCATTGCAGGTTTATGATGGGGCAAATTGGAATTATACAGATTTTGATGGTGAATGGGGAATTGGAACAATAGCAGGTGGCATGAAAATAACAGAGTTATTGTTGGAGGAGTTTTTATTTGGTCAAGCATCCAATATTCAGATTATTAATACAAGATTAGTGTTAAGTGAATTTGGAAAAACGGAAACAGATGGAACATATGATTACATGAAGTATGTTAATCCGATTGGAAAAATAAGAGAAGCACATGATGGGGATGATGATATTTATGTATTTAGGAGAGGGAAATTTAATACATTAATGGATGAGTGGGATTATGAGGGGTGGATTATTAAAGATGAAGACCCAGAAACAGAAACAACAACAAATGTAATTTATGGGCCATATGGCCCAACAGAGGATGATATTGGAACAGCATCAGCAAGAATGTTGGCCCCAAATAGTACCTCAAGAGCAATAAGCAGAAATTCTGTTTTAACATCAACAAGTGGAACAATAAGCAGCGGAGCAACAACAAGAATTAATATTCATGCGGTTGGTGAAACTTTATTGCCTGCTGGTGCAAAATTAGCATTATTTGACAGGCAAACAAATGAAAAATATTTGGTTGAATTATCAGCCCCACAAAATGATACAGATGTAACATTGACAATTGTAAGCTACACATTTCCAAATGACATATATTCTGCAATTATTACATATGACGGGGATGATTTAATGAAACAATATAACACCAAAACAAGAGGAACAGTTGGGGGAATGGTTGTAACATCAGATAGTATTGATGGTGCAAAAAGTATTGGGAGGCAACAAATCTTTTTCAGATGTGATGGAACTACATTAACTGAGGCAAATTATTATGTTTTAAATGGAGAAGATCATAATAAAAGTGGGAGATTTGGGCAAACAAATGGATCTGCACCATCAACCATAAGCACACAAAGAGCAATCAAATCATGCCAATTTATTTGTGATGGTGATTACAAAATTGAATCTGGCACATCAGTCATGACAGGAACAAATGGATGGGATGTTGAGATGCATTTATACAAAACTACTCCAGTAGATGGGACAACTGGGAATACAGCAATGACACTTATTGGAAAATATAGCATATCTTTGGCATTGGATTCAAGAACGCAAATAGATGCATTAACAGACATTTCATCAGAAGTAATAAATGCAGGAGATATAATTATTCCGCATATAATTGCACCAGTAATAGGAGCATCAAGTTCATTTAATTTTAGGGCTGGAATAACATTTACACTAATAAGGGTTTAAAAAATATAATATGCCAATAAAACAAATAACAAAGGAGGTTGGGGAAGTAATAGGATTTAATTCAATAATTTTATCAATTACAACTTTTACAAATATAGAGGTGGCTTTAAAGATATTGTTGTTGCTTGTGAGTATAGTTTATACAATTGATAAATGGCTATATCATAAAAAACAAAGGGATGAAAAAAAGAAAGCTAAATAAGATTTATGAGATACTTTAAAATCAAAGAGTTTAAATGCCCATGTTGCGGCAATGCTGAAATGAATGAGGAGTTTTTGGATATGTTAGATGATGCAAGAGGATTTGCAGGGATTCCGTTTAAAGTAAATAGTGGATGGAGATGTGAGGCGAGAAATAAGGCCGTTGGCGGTAAGAGTGATTCAGCACATTTAAGTGGATTTGCGGCAGATATTAGTTGCAAAGATAGCCGCAGCAGGGCATTAATTATTAACGCGTTGGGATGGATTGGGTTTAATAGAATGGGGATTGCAAAGAATTTTATCCATGTAGATTCATCCCCATTAAAGGATAAAAAAGTAATATGGCTTTATTAAATAAAATTTTATATATTTACAAATTATTAATTAAAAATAACATGATGAAAAAATGGTTAATTACGCAAACTATTAAAAAAATGTTTGGCAGCAGAAAATTCCTTTACACTGTAATTGGGGTGATCGTTCAGATTTTGCATGATACAATTGGATTAGATCCAGTTGAAACGCAAAACATTTTAATGAGTATTGCAGCATTAGTATTAGGGCAGGGTGTTGCTGATATGAAAAAATAGATTGCAAAACAAATATCTCATATACAAAGATGAGATAATTCAATTGTGGAATGGTGGAAGCGGCTATACTGCCATTGCCGATATTCTAAAAGATACTTATAATTTAGATGTAAATGTTGATTATCTAAGGAAACAAATTGCTAAAGTTGTAAATTACAGCAATAGCATTGTTGATTTAGATAATATAAATGATAATTCAGCATTAAGTAATCACCTAAAGGAGAGAGGTATTAATAAGGATGATGTTGTTAGTGTTAAGCATTGGCAAAGCATGAGTGGAGATTTACGGTTTTCAATCGTAACAAAAGAAAAGCAAAGGATAAGGGAAAATGAGTTGCTTGAAAAAATCAAGGATTTAATTGAGGACAATCAACCTTATTATGCACCAATAAAAAGAGAAAAGGAGGCAAATCATTTATTGGTTATTAATCCAGCTGATATACACATTGGAAAATATGCCAATAAAACAGAAACAGGCGAGGGTTATAATAACAATATAGCCGTTAAACGAGTTTTGGAGGGCATTGAGGGGCTTTTAATTAAGTCAGAGGGGTTTACTGTTGAACGCATTTTATTTTGCGTAGGTAACGACATTCTGCATATTGATAATGTTTACCAAACAACAACAAAAGGCACGATTCAAGATACTGATGGCAAATGGTGGGAGCATTTTGAGATTGCATTGGAATTATATGTTAAATGCATTGAGCGTTTACGACAAATTGCCCCAGTTGATGTAGTACATTCAATGAGCAATCATGATTATCAGAGTGGATTCCATTTAGCACATGCATTAAAAAGCTGGTTCAGGAATGATGAGGAAATAAGTTTTGACATTAGTGTGGCCCATAGGAAATATTATTTATATGGATCTAATTTAATTGGCCTGGAGCATGGAGATGGAGCAAAGATGGATAAACTTCC